ATTTACCACCTGGATTAAAAGATTTAGGATCTGATTTCAATGGATTGATTCCTGGCACTGTTGGGGATATTGCATCATTGAATCCTCTGTATCTTTTTAAAGCACTTAGTGCGGATGCAGAACCTCCGTGCAAGTGTTACAAGTGCGATGTAACCTCTGGAGGATCTACTGGATTTCTAACAAGTGAATTAACACCCGATTTTGACCCTGCAAATTGCCAAGAAGTAGATCCTTCTCAATGCATGACATCCAAAGAGTCATTCTCAAATTACGATGACATTCCGATTTCTCCAATTCCAACAATACTTGCAGTAATCGCACTTGGTTATTTTGTATTTTCAAGGATACGAGTTTGAATGATTAAATGGATAATATGTTTCGAATTAAGAAAGTTCGAGATACACAGACTCGATTACGAAATCAAGAGATTGTATCAGGAACGCTCGATTCTATTCATCAAGGACTTGTGAATAATATCCGCGATACGGCTTTAAATATCGAAGAACTTCGTGTTAAAATCCAAGAGAAAATAGAAGAAATTGATGAATTAACAAAATCAAATACATTGACAAATATACTAAAATCATCAAAACTTCAGGAAGAAATACGTGAGTTAGAGCAGAAGGTCTGTCAGACAGATCCTTTGCAGGATTATTATCTTAAAAATGCTGATTTGATGTTAAAGTATTATGGTTCATCTGAAAAAGCACAAACAGTTCAGCCTGTGTCTGGTGATCAAAAAACATTCATGAAATATCTGTCCTTACAAACACCATCAGATACCACTCAAATATCAAAAAAAAAGTTATTTGAAGAATATGCCAGTCGTATGAAACTAAACACGGGATCTGATCTTATTGAAGAAAAACAAGTTGTGGCAGAACACTGTGAGCGATGCAATATTGCACGTGAAGAACTTTTAGAGGAGGGAATTTTAGTATGCCCTACGTGTGGTTCCGAAGAATATATGTTGGTCGTATCTGATTATCCTAGTTTTCGTGATCCTCCAAAAGAACGTAATAATTATGCATATAAAAAGATTAATCATCTGAATGAAATTCTAAATCAGTTTCAGGCAAAAGAATCTACAATCATTCCAGATGAAATTATGAATGAAGTTATTTGTGAAATTCGCAAACAGAGAATTCAAAATGTAGCCAATTTAACCGAGAAGGACATGCGAGAAATTTTAAAGAAATTAAACAGATCAAAATATTATGAACATGCAACCCACATTCTATCCAGATTGAATGGGAATCCTCCTCCTACTATTACACCCGAAATTGAAGAGAAAATACGGGCAATGTTCCAAGAAATACAAGCTCCCTTTTTATTATATTGTCCCGACGATAGAACTAATTTTTTATCGTATTCCTATATTCTTTACAAGTTCTTTGAACTATTAGAACTTGATGACTATAAAATATACTTTCCATTGCTCAAAAGTCGCGATCGCCTAATCCAACATGACCAAATTTGGAAACTCATTTGTGACTACCTGCGATGGGAATATATTCGTAGTGTATAAAACGGATTTTTGCATTTGAGTATATCCAATGGTATAGAATGGAAAATCAAAAGCATGGATTCCTAGTTGAGGATGAAATTCGGCGAGTCGTATTTGGTTTGCGTGAAAAGAGCAAGTATACTTCAATTCATGATATTGGCAAGGGACATAATATGTTTGATTCGAATGAAAATATCTCTATCAAGACGATTACTGGGAATGGATCGTTATGCATGGGATGTCCTAGGCGTATATTTCTATATCCCGAACGAGAGCTACATACTTGTATTGTTGTTCGGTTGAAGCAAGATGGAGAATTGAAGATTGTAACAGAAGTTATAGAAATTTCATTAGATGATAAAAAGACATTGTTTGGAGAGTTGACTATTGACGATATTCAGGAGTATATGACATATATTCGTAAAATTCCATGTGGAAAAGTAGATCTTGCAACGAAACGCGAAATTCATCAAAAAAAGGAAGAATTGAATCGAAAAAGTGGAATTATTCAGTTCAATCCAAAGGTAGATTCCAATACACAAAGGCGTCTTCAATGTTCAATTTCAAAACTAAAAAGTCATCCTGCGCTTATAAAATACACTTCTATGACTCCTGTTATTCGTGGAATTGAATTTGCGAGTTCATTCCTGTCCAGTGTTCGTAAGAGACATACACGAGTGTAAAAGCTGGCAAATTTCAGATTTTGACAAACTTTTTGGCCCAACTGTATTGGATGGAATTGTCCATGTCTTTGAAGATTCTAGTATGATATCTATATTTGAATCATTTTCAATTCGAACAAAGTAGTGACTCTGGGGTGATTGTGAATCCGGATGAAAACATCGTCCTGCATTTACACCAACACGGCGAATTACAAGATTATGAAATTCGGTGAATTTGACAAAGCAAAATCCAATTGGTTGTATATGTTCATCAATCGTGCGAGAATGCACTTCTCGTCTCCATACTTGAAATACGCAAGGAACATCATAAGATTCCCCATTCAGCAAGAATGAGTTTGTGGGAAGTTCACTTGACTCCTTCAAATGAAATTCCAATGGAAAGCACGATTGCATGCTTGGTTTCACGAATGATTTTGGCAATATAAACGCAATCAAATATGCTTTATGAGCTGCATGACGAATAAACTTTTTAGCAGTAGAACTTTGCCGTCCAAAAGGAGGATTCCCAAATACAATACAATTCTCTGGTAATTCTACAGTTAGAAAATCTTTCTTTATTATATTTGAAGATTTTGGATCAATATCATATCCAATCGCATTAGGAACTAGGTCGAGAAATACACCTGTTCCGGCAGATGGCTCAATCCAAATTCCTTGACAACAGTAGTTTCGAAGTTTTGAAACACACAATGCTGCAATTTCCGGTTTGGTATAAAATTGATCAATCGGATTTCGGTTCAATCCTCTTGTTTGCATGTAATATCTAGACTCATGCCATGTTCCCTTCCATTTTTAATGAAAAAGGATTGCTCCCCTTTCTTTTTTGTGTGTTTTGTATTTAGTAATCATAGTCGAGTAGATACTCGGCATAGTCCATCAAGTCCTCATCCAAGTCTTGGGAGAGGTCAACGCAAGGATCATACTGGAACGAATCCAGAATCATGGCTGCTTCCAGCTCCTCACAAGTGATGATGTCATGCTTAACTACCGTAACATTTGTAGGGCAGTTGAGAATGTTGCAAATATCAGAGAACTTCATTTTGATTGTATGCTATCCATCCTCTTGATATGAAACAATCCGTTTTCATGCAAAAATATTCTTTTTGTAAGGCATGAGCAGAGTCTTTTACCGGACTTTAATTTCCCAAGCAGATATTCATCTAAAAGAAATTCCTGTTTTTTTACACCGGACGCGTGTGAATTTTTTGACTGATCGATCATTAGAGTCTGCAATAGACGAGCTTAGAAAAGCATTGGAGCTATTAGAGGCTGCTAAGGTAAGCTATTCATCCTCTGAATCGTCATCGGATACTTCTTCTGTAGCTCCATTGAAATAGTCATCTAGAGAAATTTCATAGGCACTTCCCATAATTACGTCACCATCGCGGTCATACTTAAATACCTGAAGCATGTCCATTCTCTGCAATATATTCAACATACATGTCATAATTCGTTTTTAATTGCAGAATGAGTGAACTTCGGATGCAAGTCTACAGTCTCCGGAACGACACTGTTCATATCCTGGTGGGCACGGGTTGTCGACATGTGTATCCGGATTTTGCATGGATTCCCGCATGATGAATGGCTTGATAGCATGTCCTGCAAAATGATGGACAACTCCAAACACTACCGCATGGACTAGTGCCTGCTGGAGTAGGGTTCCATGAGGGGGGAGACGCACGAGAACACCGGGCACAAGCAAATAGAATAGTGCTGCATTAAAAAGAATCCAACGCCACATTTATGTATTTATTCAGTTTTTGATTTTAGACCCTGTCCAATTCCGTATGTCTTGGCACCGACTGGGACGCAATCAATTTCTCCCTTTTGGTTTGGACCCTCGACATACCCATTTGGGCATGAATCGCCGTAATTGCTCATACCCTCCACAAAACTACGGTAATAAGACATCACTACAGATGTTACTAGTGCAAACAAAACTGCATGAACTGCTAATACAGTCCATTTACTGCTTCGAGAAGGAACAACAGCAACTACTCCTGGAACAAACGCAGCAAAGAGGAGCGCTGATATAATGAGTTTTCCCAAATACATTTATACTTTACAAGTAACTTTTTACAGACCCTTGAGAGTCTTCCACGCCCAGTGCATAACTACATGGTGGAGCACGGCGAACAGAGCCGCGTGGACAGCTAGAACTGTCGTGCGAGAGCCACCTGGAGGGAGCGTTACAAGAACACCGGGAACGAATGCCGCGAAGACGAGCGCAGAAAGGAGGAGTTTGGCCCACATCTTTTATTTTAGGCAAAAGATTCTTTCCTACATGAACATTTTTTGGATCCAATTACGATCGGCCTTGTAAGTTTTGCTCTTGCCCTTGGATGTTCGCTTTGTCAGTGTAGAAACCGCCTGTAACTTACGAAATGTCGATAAGGGACCATACGCACGCACTGCCTTCTTCAGTGCGCGATGGCGAGCTGTCTTTCCCTTCTCAGCGGAATAGCCCACACGCACAAGCTTGCCCTCCTTCAGTGGACCAATGCCTGGACCGTGAAGCGATGCCCACTTGCCTGGTGCTCCTACATCATGAATACGGCGAGCACTTACACGGGATCCCTTCACATGAATCCCAGATTTACGCGTAAACGCATGGCGACGATACCCCTTTCGTGTAATCTTACGACCCCCGTCGGGATATACTTCCTCATCGGGCATAGCACCTCCTTTCATACCAGAACAACTCATTTATAATTCAGTCAGAGAGTTTTCCCTTTTTAGGACAAGATGAACATCCTGATGTAGCAACCTTCACGGACTGCGAAATATTCATTCCATACAGAACAATTGCGATTATAAAAAGTAGTATTGCCCAAATCCACATTTGTGTCTTCAACAGAAGTTTTCATTCAAATATAACTCGCATGTAGTTTTCCAAATGTATAAGTTTCAAATTTTTGTTTGTTCGATTCACGTAGTTTATCAAGTGCATGTTCTAGATCAAGTTGGTTAACAAATGTGTTTCGCTTCTTTTCGTTTGCAAGAACATCTCGTTTTTCCATTAATTTTTGAATATCCTGATTGTATTTCGCAACCTTCTCTTGAATTCTCTTAGCTTCTTCATCCACTTTCTCAATCCGACCATCTACTTCGTTCTTTGGTAGTTCTTCCTCTACATACGGTCCATTTTGAATCTTCGGTAACCAACTGTAGATGCGACCTAGAAGTGTAATTGGAATGGGATTCGAATCCATTTATAAATATGTATAGGCGAGCGTGTAGATGAATTAAACGCAAGGTGTAGTAGTGTATACAATGGGGATTCCTTTTTACTTTATGAGCCTGATCAAGGCACATAAGGGTATTGTGCAGACTGTGAAGCGTCACACACCTCTTCAAGTCGATGTGTTGGGTATAGATTTTAATTGCTTGATTCATCGATATTTGCAAGACAACCAGCCTGTAGAGTCTGTAGTTCAGGCATTGGCCACTATTTTGGAACATACCTGCAAAGCAAAACAAGTTATTATAGCATTGGATGGTCTAGTCCCCTATGCCAAAATCGTTCAACAGCGATATCGGCGTATGGCGATAAAAACAGAGACATCAGACTTTGATCGCACTCAGATATCTCCAGATACGCCCTATATGCGAGAACTGGAAGCTGCTCTGAAATCAAAGTTTCCATCTGCAATTTTTACAGGAACGCAAGATCCTGGAGAAGGAGAGCATAAACTGATTGCAGAACTGAAGCATATTCCAGCAAGTCAGCGTCGTAGTATTTGTATTTATGGACTGGATGCTGACTTAATCCTTATCAGTCTTCAAAATCATAAACTAAGCCTTCCTCACAGCATGTATCTTCTGCGTGAATCGTCCGAGTTTAATGATCCATCCAATGTAGCTCAGTTTTCAACACTTTCTGTATGGAAACTTCTGCAACAGCTTCCGCTTGAACTTGATCAGTATATGGCACTCTCGATGCTTTGCTTTGGAAATGATTTTATGCCAAATTTGGCAATGTTTTCACTTCGAGAAGGTGGATACGATCGTGCACTACAGATGTATTCGGAGTCTGGCCGACCAGATTTGACTACCGTGCAAGGACGAAGACAGTTTTTGGAATATGCAGGAAAAAAGGAGCTTGAAGTATTGTCAGAGCGTATTTCTCTACGAAAAAGACCCGAAGAGAAATCTATTCTTGGGCATAACATATCACAAAAGTATGGTCTGCATATTCTAGACGGTGTTCGAGATATGAAACCAGTAGTAGATGCATTTTGGAAGACATTTCATTGGACGCACTCTTATTTCTACAATAATTTGACTACAAATTGGGGATGGGTATATCCCTATGCGGATGCCCCTCTTATTTGTGATATTTTGAAGTATCAAGAATCATCTGGAGTTGGGCCATCTTCCTTAAACTTTACAATCTCAGATCAGCTTTCCTTTATTTTACCACATCCATCTCTGCGAAAGGCAAAACGCAGAGTTCGATATGAAGATGAAATGTATTCGGAAACTCGAAATCCTTGGATGAAGCGGCACGACTGGGAAATGAAGCCGTATGTATCACTGCCATGGAATCCTACTTACCACCTAACTTCAGTCTCCCTCCTGTAATACGGAAGCCAACCTTTTGCGGATTGGTTACGTGAACAGGGATTCCATTCCCAACACGATACAATGCTGGATCTTGGGGCACTGTAGTTACAACATCGGCATCCACAATTGGGATATCAATATACTTTGTTTCTCGAGATGACCAATATTCACTATTGATTCGTATCATTTCGCGAACATAGCCGGCATGAATGCGGCCTTCACCATCCATAGTTTGACCCCAGTTCGACAGAAGATATTGATGATAACTATTGCGATATACAGATGGTGATGTAATAGTCGTAGCAGCCACAAGAGTTCCAATACAGTCTGCAAATGTATGTTGTATTGGTTTATCAAGTCGTTTATTTACAGTATTGTGCATCCTACAAATAGCCAAAATGAAGTTCAATTTTGAATCCAGCCATTCTGGGTGCTGCAGTTGATATGTTCGAAACATACTTGTAAAATGATTTTTGCAAGACGGACATGTAATTGTATCTCGAAATAGGTCTAAGTAACGCCTTGCCATCGATTTATCGATAGCAGATGGACTATCTGGATAATTAATTGAGATCGAATGGAGTGTCATCCATCCGAGTGGACCCCACCGACTTGTCATTGTTTAATTCGAGGAAATGAATCCAGCTATCATTCCGCCTTCTAACATTTCACGCATAATAGGTATTGGCGTTGAAGCATTCTTTAGGAGTCCAGCCTTTTTAACAAGAGTCCTAACTTTTTCATCACTCATTTTGGAAATGCTATGACGAATTGTTTTTCGCTGATGACGAACACCTTTCTCCGTTAATAAGCGAATCGTGTGCTTCTTCATAAACTTCTTCATAGGTGGAGGCTTTGCAGGATCGGATACTGGTTTTAGAGTAACCTTATTCTTTGCAGTTTTTAAGATTCCGCGAGGGAATGTCCGGTGTGTCTTACGTTTACCTGCAGGTTGGGGCTCTACCTTTGGAACTGGTGTTGCGGTTTCATCAACCTTTGTTATCGTGATCATCTCTATTAAAAACGAATCAAGAATAGATTTACGGGGATCCGTTCCAATATAACTACCATGAACTGGGAATCCGTAACTTCATATTTTCAGACACAGGGTGTTTCCAAGCTGGTGGAGCATCAGATTGAGTCCTTTGAGGATTTCATTCGTAATAAGCTTCCTCTAATTGTCTCATCAACTGCTCCTATTGTGGTGTGGCATGAGCAAGATGAAACGACAAAGAAATATAAATATGAGTTCCGGCTCTCATTTGAGAACATTACATACATGAAGCCCCGTATTCAGGAAGCTACGGGTCGTATTAAGCCTATGTTTCCACTAGAAGCCCGTATGCGAAACTTTACTTACGCTGCCCAGATGTTCTGCGATGTCCGCCTTATTGCACGAACCTACAAAGCGGATGCTATTGATGAGCAGGTGAAAGTATTTGAGGGAGTCTCTCTTGGAAAGATTCCAGTCATGCTAGGATCCTCTCTGTGCTTGATGAAAGACTTTCCGCTGTCGAAAGAGGAAATTGGAGAGTGTCCCCATGATCCATTTGGTTACTTTCTTATTCATGGAAGTGAGCGAACCATTCTATGCCAAGAGAAAGTGGCAGACAATCGCATCATGGTGTTTCAAAGCAAGAAGACAACATCTAAATACGAATATTCTGTTGAGATGAAGTCTCTACATGAATCATTCACAACTCCTCCTAAAAAACTAGAAATTCGGCTTAGCACAAAGTTTAATGGAATGGGATACCCGCTCACCCTATGCGTTCCCCGCTTCCGCGAAGATGTGCCTCTCATGGTAATGTTTCGGGCATTTGGCGTAGAGAACGATCAGGATATCACTGAGCTTGTGTGGGGAAAGATGTATGATACAGCAAAGGCAGAGTCTCTGGTAGCATCATTCAAAGAGTGCTCCGACTTGAAGATTTATACACGTGAGGATGCGATTGAGTATCTTACTCATCATCTACAGTATGGCACAACATCGGAAGATAAGAAGGGCTATGTAAGATCTCTTCTAGAAACAGAGTATCTTCCACATGTGAAGTTCGGAGGAGACACAAGCCCACTACGAACACTAGAGGCTCGAAAGATGCTACTCACTGCATGGATGATTCGCCGCTTGATTGCTACAACGTCTGGTGAGACACGACTAGATGATCGTGATGCATATCCAAACAAGCGCATCGTGACTACAGGCTCTCTTCTAACCCATCTCTTTCGTCAGCTATTCCAGAAGGTATGCAAAGATATTCGTAGCAAGTTTGTGCACGAAGTGAACAATGATACATGGAAGAAGGGAGAGCCTCATCCACTGGATGTTCTGAATGTCAACAATCTATACAAAATTTTGAAAGTGTCTACCATTGAAGGAAAACTCAAGCAGGCATTGGCAACCGGAAACTTTACAGTTCAGGGTCTTGGAACCTCATCATCGATCTCGAATGCAACGAAAGTTGGAGTATCACAAGTTCTGAATCGTCTATCTTACTCTGCTACAATCAGCCACCTTCGTCGAATTCAGACTCCTGTCGAAAAGTCGGGCAAGCTACTTGCTCCGCGAAAGCTACATGGATCTTCATGGGGATATGTCTGTCCAGTGGAGACACCTGAGGGTCATTCAGTTGGTATCGTCAAAGGAATGGCAATGCTTACATCGATTACGCAACATACGCCATCGTCTGTTTCATTGAATGTTCTACGAAAGATGGATACAATGATTCAATGGGTTGATAATATGTTATCACATACGAATGGAACTATGGTATTGGTCAATGGAGTGATTATTGGATTCACAACTGTTCCAGCAGAAGTTCACAAGAATCTTCGAAATGCAAAGCGATCATTCCAACTTCATCCACACACATCGGTTGCATGGAATATCTCTGGTAATACAATTTCGATTGAATCCGATGGAGGTCGATTTGTGCGTCCACTATTCCGTGTTACGAATGGTAACCTTGAAATTCCATGCGAGACTCCAAAGTCGTGGAATGATTGGATTTCAACATGCGTTGAATATGTAGATCCGTCAGAGACAGAAGTAATTCGTGTTGCGATGACACCGTCTGAAATTACAAGCCAACATACTCACTGTGAAATTCATCCAGCTCTCATTCTGGGTCATATGGCATCTACGATTCCATTCTCAGACCATAACCAATCCCCCCGCAACACATATCAATCTGCTATGGGGAAGCAATCAATGGGGATCTTTGCACGGAACTATACGAAACGATTGGACAAGAATGGATATATTCTATGTAGCCCAATGCG